CTGGCGAAGAAGCGCACGGTGACCTTCTGGAACCGCAAGATCGTGCTGGTCTCGACACCGACCAACAAGGGGTCGAGCCGGATCGAGACGGCATACGAGGAGAGCGACCAGCGGCAATACTGGGTGCCGTGCCCGGACTGTGGCCAATCCCAGGTGCTGGTCTGGGGGCAGGTCAAATGGGACAAGGCGGACACCGGCGACCACCGACCGGAGACTGCGCGGTATGAATGCATCCACTGCGCCGCGAAGTGGGCCGATGAAGCACGATGGGCGGCCGTCGGCAAGGGCGAATGGCGGGCGCGACGGCCCTTTGCCGGCATCGCCGGGTTCCACCTGAACGAGATCTACTCGCGCTGGGTACGGCTGGAGGACATGGTGAAGGCATTCCTCTCGGCGCGGGCCGGTGGTGACGAGGCGATGAAGACCTTCGTGAACACCTCGCTGGGCGAGACCTGGGTGGAGACCGGCGACGCGCCCGACTGGCAGCGGCTGGCGGGTCAGAAGGAAGACTGGCCGGCGGGCACGGTGCCCGAGAAGGGGCTGTTCCTCACCGCCGGGGCCGATGTGCAGAAGGATCGCATCGAGGTCGATGTCTGGGCCTGGGGGCGCGGGCTGGAAAGCTGGCTGATCGACCATGTGGTGATCGAGGGCGGGCCGGGTGATCCCGAGTGCTGGCGGAAGCTGACCGAACTGCTCGGCCGGACATGGCGTCATGCGAGCGGCACGCACCTGACCATCGCCCGTCTCGCCGTCGACACCGGTTTCGAGACGGCGGCCGTCTATGGCTGGGCCCGCCAGGTGGGCTTTGCGCAGGTGGCACCGGTGAAGGGTGTCGAAGGGTTCAACCGGGCGAGCCCGGTCTCGGGGCCCACTTACGTGGATGCGACTGTCGGGGGCAAGCGCCTGCGCCGGGGCGCGCGGCTGTGGACGGTGGCGGTGTCGACCTTCAAGGCCGAGACCTACCGCTTTCTGCGCCAGGAGCGGCCAACGGCAGAAGAGATCGAAGCCGGCGCCACACACCCGCCCGGCACCATCCACCTGCCGGGCTGGGCCGACAGCGAATGGCTCAAGCAACTCGTCGCCGAGCAGTTGGTGACGGTAAAGAACAAGCGCGGCTTTGCGAAGCTCGAATGGCAGAAGCTGCGGGAGAGGAACGAAGCGCTCGATTGCCGGGTCTATGCCCGCGCTGCCGCCTGGATAGCCGGGGCGGATCGCTGGTCGGAGGCGCAATGGGTGGAGCTGGAGCGGCAGGTGGCAATGGGAGCCAGCGAGACTGGAACGGCCAGCAAGCCGAAACGCTTGAGCCGCCCGGCGCCGCGGCGCCGGCGAACCCTGCGCTCGAACTACATGGGGTGATCAGCGCCGCTTCCTTGCACGGCTGCGGAACTCGGCAAGAACGGCAAGACTGCGCCGAATCTCGCGCTCATCGATATTGTCGGGGTCAAATGCACCGCCACACCAGCCCAGCATGTGTTCGTGCTCTTCGTGGTTCGGATCGGTGATCGCCTCGAGAAACTCCTCGAAGCCCGAAACACCGCCAACATCTTCGGGCGGCGCCCGGCGGGCTCCATCGACAAAGGACGGATAGGCGATGAATTTATCACCGCTGCGAACCTCTTCGACAATAACGTCGTGCTGCCAGTTGTCGCCAAAATCGTAAATATAGATAAACCGGTCCACGCCGCGGTCGATCAACTGCCCCAACCTGATGTTCCGCGCCTGATAGACCTTGTGCCCGAAGGATTCCATCTCGGGATCGGGCTGGCCATAGATTCGATTGCCGACATGGAACTCGAAGAGATGCGCGTACTCCCAGCGCATGAGGGCCTGGATGACGTCATGCAGGGACTGCAGCGTCGCGGTCAACGGAACATCAACCCTGCGCCAGATCCTGGGGGCGGTATCGAGAAGTTCTATCTTCAGACGGGCAATCGGTTCAATCATGGTGGATCCTTTCGGGAATAGCGCAGGGAAGTCAGCCCTGCAGGGTCTTCTGCACGATCCCGGGGTCCTTGTCGATCAGGGCGAGCAGGACGCGCGCCGGGCCTTCGGGGCGGCGACGGCGCTGTTCCCAGTTGAGCAGCGTGGCCTTCGCAACCCCGATGCTGCGGCAAACGCCGCCTGGGACAGGCCGGTTCGCGCGCGGATGGCGCGCACGTCCGGCTCGGGCACCTCGATCTCGTGAATGGTAGCGGGGCCTTTGCCACGTGCGTGGGCTATGGCTTCCGTCAGCCCCCGTTCGATGCTCCTGAACGCGTCGCTCATGACCAGTGCCCCCTGTGACAGACAGCTACGGTCTGGGGAATGTCCCGGGCTGTGTCAATGGCGTAGAGGGAAGAACACATGCCAACACTGACGGAACTTCAATCCCACCGCGAGGCACTCCTGGCCTCACGGTCCTCCGGCGTGGCGCGGGTGAGCTATGAGGGCAAGACGGTCGAGTACCGCAGCCTGGCCGAGATCGACCGGGCGATCGAGGCGCTGGAGCGCGAGATCGCGGCTGCCGAGGGGCGGCGCATCGTCCGGCATCTGCGCGTGACCACGACCAAGGGGCTGTGAGCGATGGGCCTGTTCGATGCCCTGCGCCGCCGCAAGCCCGGCGGGGCCTCGGCCATGAGCGCCCGACTTGAAGGGGCGATGGCCCGGCGGCGGCTGCGCGGCTGGCAGCCGCCGCTCGAGAACATCAACGCGCTGGTGGCCTCGGGTGGCCCGCGCCTGCTGGCGCGATCGCGGGAACTGGTGGTCACCAACGGTTATGCGGCGAACGCCTGCGAGGCCTGGGCCGCGAACCTCGTCGGCGACGGGATCAAGCCCTCGTCGCTGCTGGAGGATGGCGAACTTCGGGACCGTGTTCAGCGCCTGTGGCTTTCTTGGACCGACGAGGCGGACGCCGACGGGCTCACCGACTTCTACGGGCTGCAAGCGATGGTCGCGCGCGAGATGTTCGTGGCCGGCGAATGCTTCGTGCGCCTGCGCCCCCGTCGGCCCGAGGACGGCCTGCGCGTGCCTCTGCAGCTGCAACTCCTGCAGGCCGAGATGCTGCCGTTCGACAAGACGGAAACCACGCCCAACGGCAACGTGATCCGCTGCGGCATCGAGTTCGATCGCATTGGCCGGCGCGTGGCCTATCACTTCCGCAGGCGTCATCCCGGCGACAGCACCGACAGGGGAGACGTCCTGCCTGAAACAACCCGCGTCCCGGCCGACGACGTCTTGCACATCTACCGCCCGCTGGACGCGGGCCAGATCCGGGGCCTGCCGCATGTGGCCCCGGCCATGGTGCGGCTGTTCCTGCTCGACCAGTACGACGACGCCGAACTTGATCGCAAGAAGACCGCGGCGATGTTCGCGGGCTTCATCACCAAGGCCGCGCCCGAGGAGCAACTGATGGGCGCGGTCGAGGACGAGGAGGACGGTACCGGGATCGCAAGCCTCGAACCCGGGACATTGCAGGTGCTGCTGCCCGGCGAGGACGTGAAGTTCTCGAGCCCTGCCGATGTCGGCGGTGGCTACGAGGCCTTCCAGTATCGCACCCTGCTGGCGATCTCGGCCTCGCTGGGGCTGCCCTATCACCTGGTGACGGGGGATGTGCGCCAGGCCAACTACTCCTCCTTGCGCGCCGAGTTGGTCGAGTTCCGCCGGCGCTTCAGCCAGCTGCAGCACGGGGTGATCGCGCATCAGCTCTGCCGGCCCGTCTGGGAGCGCTGGCTGGAAACCGCAGTGCTGGCAGGAGCATTGGACCTGCCGGACATGGGCGCAGCCCGGGCCGTGCACTGGATCCCGCCGCGCTGGGACTGGGTCGATCCCCTGAAGGACATCCAGGCGCAGCTTCTGGCGATCGAGGCGGGGCTGATGTCGCGGCGCAAGGCGGTGGAGGCCACCGGTTACGACATCGAGGAGATCGACCGCGAGAACGCGGCCGATGCGGCGCGCGCGGCCGAGCTGGGGCTCTCCTACGGCAAAGGCCCAAGCGAGAGGCAGGGTGCACGGGCGACGCCCCCGAAAGAAACCGACCCCAACAAGGGAACCTGATCCATGAACAGCTGGTATGTGATCCGCGCCACCGCCGAGGGCGCGGAGCTTTCGATCCATGACGAGATCGGCGCCTATGGCGTCTCCGCCAAGGACTTCATCAATGAGCTTGGCAAGCTGCCGGGCGATGCGGCACTCACCTTGCGCCTCAACAGCCCCGGCGGCTCGGTGTTCGATGCGGTGGCCATCTACAATGCACTCAAGCGCCACGAAGGAAAGGTGACGGTCAGCATCGACGGCATTGCCGCCTCCGCTGCCTCTTACATCGCGATGGCGGGCGATGAAATCATCATGCCGGAGAACGCCTTCCTGATGATCCATGACCCTTCGGGGCTCGTCATGGGCACCGCCGCCGACATGCGGGCGATGGCCGAGGCGCTCGACAAGATCGCCGGTGCGCTGGTCAAGGGATACGCAGCGAAGTCGGGCAAGCCCGCGGATGATGTCGCCACGCTGATGGCGGCGGAAACATGGTTCACCGCCGCCGAGGCGGTCGAGGCAGGCTTTGCGGACAGCCTCACGGACCCGGTGAAGATTGCAGCCCACTTTGATGTCAGCCGCTTCCGCAATGCCCCCGCCGCGGTGGTCGAGGCGCTGGCACGGCGCGACAGCGCAGAAACGCAGGACAGGCCCGAGGCTACCGCCACCTCAATCGCTTCGGCCGCGACCCCGCCGACGGGCGATCCAGCGGCCGTTCCCGCCACTCCGGACCCGTCCACCGCCCACAGCGAAGCCATCGCTTACGCCCGTGCCGTGGTCGATCTCTGCCGCCTCGCCGGCCAGCCGCAGATGGTCGCAGGCTTCCTGGAGCGCGAGGCCCCCCTCGAGGAGGTGCGGGCAGCACTTCTGAAGGCCCGCGCCGAGGCCGATCCCGAGATCACCGCGCATCACCCGCAACCCGGCCCGGGCCCTTCGGCGCGCCCCTGGGCCGACATCATCAACCGCACCTTCAAGCGCAAGGGATAA